CAAATTGGAGGATCACATTATAAAAAATTTAAAATTCAACCATATGAATTTATATCAAAAAACGACCTTTCATTTTTTCAGGGAAACGTAATAAAATATGTTTGTAGGTACTTGAATAAAAACGGAATAGAAGATATAGAGAAGATAATACATTATTGTGAATTAGAAATTAAAAAGATGAAAGATATGGGTAAAAAGAAATGTTAGCTGAAGCAGATTTACTAACTTTTACACTTTGGACAAGCCTGTTGTTTTTTAAATGGCAAAAATTAATTTGGAGTATATCATGAGTGATCAAGTAAACTACTTTGACTATTATCCTAAAAATGTTCCAATGTGTGAAGAGACACACGGTGAGCAGGAATTAGAAACTATAACTGAATTAAATAAAATAGTTAGTGGACCTGTTGAAGGTAATTATTGTTTTATACATAACACAGAAATAAATGAAAAGTCTGTACCTATAAAAGAAAGATCTTGGAAAAGACAATACTTAAGAGAAGCAGTTCAAGATTGTACTTTTGGTTTAGAAATAGGTTTTAATGCAGGTCATAGTTCTACAATTATATTAACTGCAAATCCTAAAATTAAATTAATATCATTAGATATATGTAGGTATGCATATACACTTCCATGTGCAAAACATTTACATGAAAAATTTAAAGATAGATTTGGATTTACAAAAGGTAGTAGTCAAGAAATATTAAAAGGTAAAAAATTAAATGTTGATTTAGATTTCATTCATGTTGATGGTGGTCATGGTTTAAATGATTTTTATTTTGATATTGATTGGTCAGAAAAAAATTTAGTTAAAGGTGGTAAGCTTTTAATTGATGATGCTTATTTACCTGACTATGTAAAATATCTTGCATATAAAATAGATCAAGGTGTTTTTAAACAAATCAACCCTAAAAGAAAATCATCAGGTGAAAACGTGCTATTGGAGAAATTATAATGTTTACAGCTCAAACAGAATGGAATGCTCCAGAGCATTTTCCAGATTTATCAAAATATTCTTATGTTGCAATTGACTTAGAAACTAGAGATCCAAATTTAAAATCAAGAGGATCAGGTGCAGTTATAGGTGAAGGTGAAATTATAGGTGTTGCGTTAGCCGTTGATGATTGGTCTGGTTATTATCCAATAGGACATAGAGAAGGTAATTTAGATAAAAGAATTGTTTTAGATTATGTAAAAGATGTTTGTAAAGCAAACAATACAAAAATATTTCATAATGCAATGTATGACGTATGTTGGTTAAAAGCATACGGAATAAAAATCAATGGGCATATCATTGATACAATGGTTATGGCATCTTTAATTGATGAGAATAGATTATTTTATTCTTTGAATAGTGTTGGTTTTGATTATCTTGGAGAAGTTAAAGATGAAAAAGCTTTAACAGATGCAGCAGCTGCAGCTGGTATAGATGCAAAATCAGAAATGTATAAACTTCCAGCAATGGATGTTGGAGCTTATGCAGAAAAAGATGCAGCATTAACTTTAAAATTATTTAAAGAATTATCAAGACATATACAAAAACAAAACTTAGAAAAAATATTTGATTTAGAAACTCAATTGTTTCCGTGTTTAGTTGATATGAAATTTAAAGGAGTTAGAGTAGATATTGAAGCTGCACATACACTAAAGCAACAATTAATAAAAGAAGAAAACTTACTAATTTTGTCAGTAAAAGAAGAAACAGGAGTTGAGCCTCAGATTTGGGCTGCAAGATCAATTGCTCAAGTTTTCGAAAAATTGAAACTACCTTTTGAAAGAACTGCAAAATCACAGGCGCCATCCTTTACTAAAAATTTCTTGTCTGAACATCCGCATCCTTTAGTACAAAAAATTGCAAAGGCAAGAGAAATTAATAAAGCACATACAACTTTTATAGATACAATTTTAAAACATGAACACAAAGGTAGAATTCATGCAGACATTAATCCAATAAGATCAGATCAAGGAGGAACAGTTACAGGTAGATTTAGTTATAGTAATCCTAATCTACAACAGATTCCTGCGAGAAATAAAGATTTAGGACCAAAGATTAGATCTTTATTTTTACCTGAAAGAGATCATACTTGGGGTTGTTTTGACTATTCACAACAAGAACCAAGATTAGTAGTTCACTATGCAGCAACAACAGATCCAATTAAATTTGATGAATCTGTATCAGCCATAGTTAAAAAATTTGAAAGCAATTCTGTAGACTTTCACCAAACAGTTGCGGATATGGCAAAAATTTCTAGAACACAAGCCAAAACAATTAATCTAGGTTTATTCTATGGTATGGGTAAAGCAAAACTTCAAGCAGAACTTGGACTGTCTACTAAATCAGAAGCAGAAAATTTATTTAATCAGTATCATAACAATGTACCTTTTGTTAGAGAACTTATGAATATGACTTCTCAGTTAGCTCAAAAATCTGGATCTATTGGTACACTGTTAGGACGTAGATGTAGATTTGATAAATGGGAAATTGCAGAATGGAACAATGGTAAATTTACTGCACCTATGAGCAAACCTGACGCAGAAGCAGCATACTTTGCAAAATATCCTAAAGCAACAAGAGCTAATATTAGAAGAGCTATGACGTATAAAGCTTTAAATAAATTAATTCAAGGTAGTGCTGCAGATATGACTAAAAAAGCTATGTTAGATTTATATAATGAAGGTATTATACCTCATATTCAAATACATGACGAACTTGATATATCAATTGAATCAGAACAACAGTCTAAAAAGATAATTGAAATTATGGAAAATGCTGTTACACTAGCTGTCCCGAATAAAGTTGATTACGAATATGGAAACACATGGGGTGAGATAAATGGATGACGATAATATAAGGATTAAAGTATGGCCTACCTTAACGCGAATATACCGCCAATATATTGTAAAATTAAAACCGAGTATCTTTACGATATGGACATGGATAAGAAAGGCGAGCGTGACTGTGTTATCTTTGGTCTTTGCTCTATTTCAGGAAGGGCTTTATTATTTCATGTCTTACTTCCCAACGGCGCAGTCTACTATAGATTGCCTATCTCAGCGTTTTTCCAAAAACGTTTTTCTAGATCCGAAGTGCCGGATATGTCGGTCGACGAATTACAGTTGTGGAACTGTTTTAGTTACTGGCCTTCTGTTCATACTTTTGATTTCTTGGCTGGCGTAGATGGTAAGTTTCGTGGAAAGGATAAAAACTTTTATCCAGGAAATTATTTATTCACTGTTGATTGGGCCCATCCTGAACCTAACATTCTTGATGTGGAACATTCTCAAATACCTCAAGAACATAAGTGTGCGCATATACTGGCTCTTGATAACGGGAATTATGCAGCTCAGCCTAATAATCGCATTCTGTGGCATGTTAATAATTACACTACTGAGTCCGATTGGCCTGACTATAAAGTACAAAACACAGTCTGGGATTGCGAAGGTTCGGACTGGATTACAGAAGATACTGACAAAATGTTCTATGAAATAGAACCAAAGGAGGAGTAATGAGAGATACAAAAACAATTGAAACGTTTTTAAAAAATAAAGAACAAAAAGAAAAGCAAATGAATTTGTTTAAAAATTTAAAAAAAGAAGTTGAAACTGGTGCTAATGGTACACAAAAATACGTAATTAAAGAAGGCCCAAATAAAGGAAAAATTGCAAGTAAGTGATTGATCCTACATTAGAATTATTCTAAAAAACATCTTATGAAAATAAACGAGAACACAAGTATCGGTCTTCCCTTAAGAAACTTAATAGGTTTGATTTCAGCTATAGTTATAGGTGCATGGTTTGCCTTTGGTGTTATTGAAAGATTAAATCAATTAGAAACTGCAAATAAATTATTTGAACAAGATTTACTAGAAGCATCTGCTCAAAAACCAATTGACCAAGAGCAGTTTATGTTACTTGAACATATTGCGGAAGGATTAGAAAAATTAACTATAAGAGTTGATGGTATGATGAATAACAGAGTTAATATTGAAAGACTACAAACTGATGTAGAACGATTAAGAGTAGATACAGAAAAATTGAAAGATAGTGTAAGAGCTAATATAGGTAAATTAAACGGGGATCATTAATGGTACAAACAGTTATTGCACTTTGTTTATTTATGGGTGGTCAATTAATTGAACATCGTATTCAACCTGACATATCCACATGTTTAAAAATGAAAAGAGAAGCATCTAGAAATATGAATATGGATGATAAACGTTTTATGTGCGGGGAGGTCGAGGCTATGGTTGAAAAAAATATAGATGGTAGTATAAGTATAGACAAGATCATAAAACCAAAATAATGAACCTTTCACGTAATTTTACATTACAAGAATTAATTAAATCTGATACCGCAATCAGACTAAATATTGATAACAATCCTAACGGTGACCAGATTGATAAATTAAAACAATTGTGTGAAAATGTACTACAACCTGTACGTGATCAGTTCGGAAGAGTAAAAGTCACTAGCGGATTTAGATCTCCTGAGTTATGTAAAGCAATTGGAAGTAGTGAAAATTCACAGCATGCCAAAGCTGAGGCCGCAGACTTCGAAGTAATTGGTGTAGATAATGCAGAACTCGCTGATTGGATACATAAATATTTAGAAACAGATCAACTCATTTTAGAATTCTATACGCCAGGTGAACCAAACTCTGGATGGATTCATGCTAGTTGGATACCTTATCAACCGAGAAGACAATTTATGCATGCTTATAGAGAAGATAAGAAAGTTAAATATAAACCAATAATAGGAAAGGCAGTAGATTTATTATGAAAAGTATAAAATTATTTAATAAAATAGATACCGTTCATGGTTTTTGTGAAGAGTGTGAGGAAGATTCTATATTAGTAGCTATTGTTCAAGATTATTATAGATGTACAAATTGTGGACATGATACAAGACAACATATCAATGGTAGAATAAGATATATGTCATTGACAGAATCTGATGTAAAATTTATAAAAGAACATGGCGAAAAAATTTAAAGATTATGTTGTAAGAGAAAAACCTAAAAAACGTGGTCCACGTCAACATAAAAAATCATTAAATAAGGCAGAAAAAAGGCAAAAACGTACTAGACGTTATAAGGGACAGGGTAAAGCTTAAACTTTGGGTTTCTTTATTTCATTACAAAAGTAATTCATATATAATTTATTTTCTTCTATAGTATCTTTCATTTCTACTGAAAAATTTTCAATTAACTTTCCACCCGCGCCCACACATTCTGACCATGAATTAAATTCAGTGGGTAATGTAGCTGTATTATTAC